AAATTTAGCAAACGCATTACATGAATCTTTTAAGTTAAAGGAAATGGAAATGAATGGAGAAGAAATTAATTTAGCACCAGAAGAAGCAGACAAATTTGAATCACAATTAAATAACGAAGAGGAGGACGATATGGAAGAAGCGGAAACAAAAGCACCAGAGGAAACTACTGAAGAACCAACTGAGGAACCTGTAGAAACTACTGCACCAGAAGCTGCAGAAGAAAAGGTTGTTAAGGTTGATATGACAGAAGCGAATAAATCTATTGCAGCATTAAGCGAAATTGTTGGTAAGTTAGCAAAGAAAGTTGCTGAACAAGATGAGACTCCAGCTCCATCTGCAAAGGCAGAGGAAGACGAGATTCCACAACCACAAGTTGCTGATGAAACAACTGGCGAAGTTGGCGGAGAAGAACCTGAAGCTGTAGAGACTACAGATGAAGGATTTGTTGTAGAAAAAGCCGAAGCAGGGACAGGATTTCAGATGTATAGAGATTATTCTAAAGACAGTGGTAAGTTCAATAGACTTTGCAGATAAGATTTGATACAATGAAAGGGGGTTTTGAAAAATATGGCAGTTAATCCTTTAGGATACCAAAATTTAACAGATGGCGGAACACCTAGGATTATAACAGGATACGCTAAGGAGATTATCAGTGGCGGTCAATTAGTCGGTGCATCTGGAGCAGCAGGTGTTGTTACAAGCGGTGCAGCAAGTTTTGCATCAAGTGATATTGAATTATATCATATTGTTGATGTAACAGACGGTGCAGGAGCAGCAACTTTTGTTGGTGTGGCTTTGCATGATGTAGCGAGTGGAGCACCTTTGAGTTTTGCTACACGAGGTTCATTCTTACTAATGGTAAGTGGAGCTAACGTAGAAGCAGGATTTAAAGTCCAAGCAATGGGAGAAAGCAATATTGGTGAACTAGCAATTAGTGAATCAGGAGCTTTTGGAGCTATTGGTCGAGCATGGACTTGTGGTAGCGAAGATGATTTTGTAGTTGTCGATATTCATGGTTAAAAATGGCAAATAATATGAAATATGTTAAAGAGTTGTTACAAACAGATATCGGTACAGAAGGTCAACTTTTAATACCAAGAAAGATTCACGATACTCTAATTGAAGCAGTAGATAAGAATCTAATCCCACGAAGTGAAGCAGCATTATATTTTGGTCCAGGAGATATTCCAGGTTCAAGTATTGATGTTGATTTAGTTACACCAAACACAATGGATATTCGTGTTGTAGGTGAGGGAGCAGAATCTATTATCGACCAACCAGGATATACATCATTTAACATGAAACCAGTTAAATATGGTGTAGCAATCAGAATAACTTCTGAGATGATGGAAGATAGTAAATGGAATTTACTTCAACATAGCGTTATGACAGCAGGAAAACGATTTGCTGAAAATGAGACTAGTCTTATTTTAAGTGATGGCCTAGGTAACTATGGAAACTCAGTTACCGGTGGAGCAGCAATTACGATTGCTAACATTACTAGAGCAATGCAATATTTGGATGATAACGATTATACTCCAACAACATTATTTGTTGGTATGGAAGTATTGAACGACCTTCGAAATATTGATACGTTTGTAGAGGCAAATAAAGTTGGAAATACAGATATGCTTCAGAGAGGGTTCTTAGGAACTATCTATGGACTTAATGTACTTAAGTTTTCAACAAATGCAGCACCTTCAACAGCATATAGCGCATACGCTTATGTTACAGACAAGATGCACGCATACGCTATAGCTGAGAAACGAACTGTTACAATCCGTAATTTTGATTTACCTGTAAATGATATGAGCGCAGCAAATATCACACAGAGAATCGTAGTTAAAGAGCTAAGAGCAAACGCAATTTGTAAGATTATAACATCTTAAAATTAAGTAAGTCTTAATATAACCATGCAGTTTTGAGAAATCTGCTGAAAACAAAAACCTCAGCCGTAAGGCAAAGTCGTAGGACTATAAATTAATAATAAAAACAATATGAAAGGAGGAAATAAATAAAAATGACAGGAAGTACAGTAGGCCCAGTTGAACAAGGATTAACACAAAGCTTTAGACCAACTGCTATGGTTGGAGTTGGAGACCCAGATAATGTGGTTTTAGCAAATTCTGGAACAATATTTAGAGACTACAATAATGATGCACTTTATATGAATAATAGTGGAGGAGTAGGCGCAGGTTCTGAATGGCAAACTTATACTTAGAGTTTTTAATATGCCAACGTGCATGTTTTAAAAACCTAAGACGATAAATAAAATGGTAAGAGATAATAGAATAAAATATTATACATTTGATAGCGTAGATTTAACAGGTGATGCAACTACAGGTTTGATTGATACATATACAGATAATCCACTCAATGGAAGAATTCAAAGTATTTATTTTGAAGCAGGAAATTGGGATGCCACAGGAAGTATAATGATTAGTGTTTCAGGCGTAGGGACAGAAGGTACAATATTGAACCAAGTAAGTGGAACAGCAACTGAACGTCAATTAGATGCAGATTGGGTAGTATTCCCAAGAGTAGCAACAATTGATACAACAGGAGTTACAATATCTGGAGCAGATGGCTATGATGAATTTGCAGAAATTCCAATTTGGTCAAATATAAGAGTACAAACGGGAGTAGTTGGAACTGGTAGTACAGCAAGCGGTTTAACTATTGTGTATATTTGATTACAATGGTATTTGCAACGACAGGAAGCATTGCAACACATATTGCGAGTAAATGGGTATTACCTGCAGGTGTAAGTGGTGCATTAGTTGATACAGTTAGTCTCCAAAGAATTAAGGTTCAGAACTATGCTGGAGAAGACATTAGTGCAGATGCAATTCCAGAAAAATATCAAGATATAATTACTGATTTTTCTAAAGCTGATGCTTTAGAAGAGGCATTCGCATGGGCTGGAACAGTTTCAGTAAGTGGAGGAGTTGTAGTTATTGATGCAGGCACAACAACAAGTGGTAATCTTAAACTCGGTGATATGTCTGTAAGTACTGAAGGTAAATCTCAATTATCTGCATTAAACTTTTTATCCGCTCTTTCCAAAGACATTCCAACTAAATTAAGAGAAACTGCAGAAAAATCATTAGAGAATTTACCTTTTGCCTACAGTTATTATAAGGCGAATGGATAATACTACTTTTGTTAAGATTACAAATGCAACTATTTATGAAAAACTTTGTAGTATTGAAAAAATGGCACAAGCAACAAACGGCAAAGTTAAATTAAATCGATGGATTGCAACAACTGCATTAACATTATGTTTTGCACTTGGTGGAGTTGTAATAACATGTTTAGTAAAATAAAATTGAATAAGGAGGTAACATGGTAACATTAAAATATATTGGAACACATCAACCAAAAGGGATGATTATTGAAGCAGAAGAAAAAGATGTTAAACGTCTTTTAAACAGTGGCGAATATGAGCTTTTGGAAGCTAAAAAACCAACAATAATTATAAAAGAGGTAAACGCATATGACAACAGTAAGCGTATTAAATGATGCGTTTGATGAGCTTTTAGGCTATGGAGAACAGATTAGGTTTAAATATTATAATCAAATCGAAACTGGTGATTATGATGACGATACTACTTTACTTCAGTCTGGGAATGATTATTGGGTGTCTGGAGTAGTTCAGCCTATTAGTCCTAATCAATATAGTTCAGACTCTTTACTTTTAGAACAAGGAAAAATTCTTAGAGATGACAAAAAAGTATATGTAGCTGGGGATGTTCAAACTTCTGGCCTTGCTCCAATTAAAATTGGTCTTAATGGAAGTCCACCAACACAAGAATATAAGATTCTTGAAGAAGGACAAGTTACAGAATGGGGAGTTAATGGAAGCCCTATTTATAAAAAAATATATCTAAAAGTTTTGACAAATGGAAGTTTTGTTGGTGAATAAATGTTATCTATAGTTATCCCATCACGAAATGAAATGTTTTTACAAAAAACAATTATTGATTTATTAGAAAAAGCTAAAGGTGAAGTTGAAATAGTAGTAGTCCTTGATGGATACTGGCCACCAACAGAAGAAATTGTTGATGACGAAAGAGTTATCTATTTACATAAAGGAGTTTCTGAAGGGATGAGAGAAGGTATTAATTCTGGAGTGGCAATCACTAGTGGCAAATACATTATGAAAATTGATGGTCATTGTATGATGGATGAAGGATATGATTTAGAATTAATTAAAGTACATGAAGATGATTGGGTACAAGTCCCAACACGAAGAAAATTAGATGCAGAAAATTGGTGTAATGTTACTGTTGGAAATCGAGACATTAATTATATGTATTTATCATATCCAGATGACCCAAATGAAAGAGGAGGAATTGGTTTACATGGCAAAGGTTGGGGTGAAAAAAATACTGATAGAGCATTACGAAATGATAAGGTTGTGGATTTGATGTCAGCGCAAGGTTCATGCTACTTCTTAACAAAAAAATACTTTTATGAATTAGATTTGCTAGATGATAAAAACTACGGTCCATTTGGAAGTGAGTTTCAAGAAGTAGGTTTAAAATGTTGGTTATCTGGTGGAAGAGTAGTCAGAAATAAAAATACTGTATATTATCACTTACACAAAGGAAAAAGATATGGTAGAGGGTATTATTTGAATAATAAAGATATGGACAAGGCTAATCAATTTACAAACAAATGGATTAAAGGTGATGATGCATGGGATAAACAAACATTACCGTTGCAATGGTTAATCAAATATTTTTGGCCAGTGCCAGGATGGACTAAAGAAAATTATAAAATATTATTTGGAGAAGATTTTGATGAAGAGTAGAATTGATTTAGCAAAATATTTTAATAAGAAAGGATTTAGAAAGGGTGCAGAAATAGGTGTAGCTGATGGTCGTTTTTCTAAAATATTGTGCGAAGAAATACCTGAATTACAGTTGGAGTGCATTGACCTTTGGGAACCATATGAAGCAAGTTGGAGAAGTCAAAAATATCAAGATAAAACATATGAAGAAGCATTTGAAAAGTTAAAACCATATAATACTAATCTAATAAGAAAGCCTAGCATAGAGGCATCTTTGTTTATTGTAGATGGAGATTTAGATTTTGTATTTATAGACGGTAGTCATACATTTGACCATGTAATGACAGATATTATTATTTGGAGTAGAAAAGTTAGGAAAGGTGGAATAGTGTCAGGACATGATTATTGTCACTTTACAGATAGTGGAGTTATTGAAGCTGTTAATAAGTATTGTGAGATACATAAAATAGAATTAAATTTAATTGGTCGTAACAATAACAATTTTAGAGATGACCGACAACCTTGCTGGTGGTTTGTAAAAAAATAATGGCGCACCATAGAGGAGACTTGACAATTTTATATTACACAGCGAATTTATTGAAGCCTCACTTTGATGAAGCTATTAGAAAGCAATTGCGTTTAGCAGCAGAAGATTTTCCTATAGTATGTGTTTCCCAAAAATCAATGGATTTTGGTGATGAGAATATTTGTGTTGGCGATATTGGTCAAACACATTTGAATATTTATAGACAAATGTTAATTGGAGCTAAAGCAGTTAAGACAAAGTATATAGCGATAGCAGAAGATGACACATTATATTCTCCTGGTCATTTTACAGAGTATAGACCAGCAGACGATACCTTTGGGTATGATATGAGTAAGTGGAGTGTGTATACATGGAAAGATGTATATTCTGTTAAGAGAAGGATTAGTGGGCCATCTATAATTGTTCCCACAAAATTGTTTATTGAAGCTCTTGAAGAACGATTTGAAAAGGCAGAGAATAAACCAATTAAATTCTGGGCAGAGTTTGGTAGATATGAGAATCATTTAGGTGTTACGGTTCAGAAGGTTGAACATTTTTGGTCTACAGATGGAATAGTTATTTTTAGTCATGAAGAAGCATTAGGATTTCAAGGATTAGGTAAGAGAAAAAAATTAGGAGAATTTAGAGCATATGACATTCCATATTGGGGGCATATAAATAAAATGTTGGAGATGTATAATGGTTGAATTATCTATTTTAATACCGGCTAGGAATGAAATGTTTCTTAAAGATACAGTTGAAGATATTCTAAAAAATAGTGAAGCTAGTACTGAAATAATTGTTGTATTGGACGGGCAATGGGCTGAACCAAGTATTGCTCAGCATCCAAAAGTAAAAGTAATTTATTTACCAAAATCAATCGGTCAAAGAGCTGCAACAAATTTAGCATGCAGTTTAAGTAAAGCAAAATATGTGATGAAGGTAGATGCTCATTGTGCATTTGATAAAGGGTTTGATAGAATATTACTTGAAGATATGAATGATAATTGGACAGTTGTTCCTCTTATGAGAAACCTACATGTGTTTGATTGGGTATGTGAATGTGGTTTTAGAAAATATCAAGGACCTACTATTAAATGTGAGAAATGTGGAAAAGAAATGAAAAAAGAAATGATATGGCATGGAAAAGAATCGCCAGCAAGTACTTCTTATAGATTTAATAGAGAGTTAGAATTTAAGTATTGGGGAGCTTATAAGAAAAAACAAATTGGTGATATTGTAGATACAATGAGTTTGCAGGGGTCTTGTTTTATGATGACTAGAGAAAAATATTGGGAGTTGAACATTTGTGATGAGACTTGGGGCAGTTGGGGTGGTCAAGGTGCCGAGGTTTCTCTTAAAACAATACTCTCTGGCGGAGAGGTTAAGGTTAATAAAAAAACGTGGTACGCCCATTTATTTAGAACACAGGGCGGCGACTTCGGATTCCCCTATCCTAATCCTGGCAATGAACAAAGAAAGGCTAAGAATACACTTAGAGATACATTCCTTAATAACAAATGGGAAAATCAAATATATCCTTTATCATATATAATAGAAAAATTCAATCCACCAGAATGGGAAGAAAAAATAATAGAATTAAAAGAAAGTGAAACTAAATTGAAAAGAAGTGGTATATATTCTATTAAAAGTAAAAATAATAATAAAGTTTATATCGGTTCTACTGTTGAATTTTCAAGTAGATTTAATGACCATAGAAAAACATTAAAAAATAAAACTCATGTGAATAAACATTTACAAAATCATTATAATAAATATGGCCAAGGAGATTTGGAGTTTAATATTTTGTTATTTTGTGATAAAGAAATGTTAATAGATAATGAACAAATTTTTATTGATGAGTATAAGGAATTATTTGGGTGGAATAATTTATTTAATATATGCCCAGTTGCTCAGTCTAGTCTTGGAAGAGAATGTTCTGAAGAAACTAAGAAAAAAATAAGTGAATCACAATCAGGGAAGGAAGCTTGGAATAAAGGTTTGACAAAAGAAACTGATGAAAGATTAAAAGAATTAAGTGGAAAAATGAAGGGAAACCCTATTTATAATGGAGAGCATCCAAAAGGTATGCTTGGGAAAAAACATAATGAGGAAATTAAGGAACAAATTAGTGAATCAATGAGAAAAATTGCTAAGGATAGACTTAGGGGCAAGAATGGCCATTTTATAAAGAATTTGGAG